CACTTTTTGACCAATGGAGTAGGCCATGCCAGGAGTTGCTGGGCGCTCCGGGCGCAAGCCGAAGCCGGCGGCAAAGAAGCTGGCGGCGGGCAACCCGGGAAAGCGTGCGATAAATAATGACGCGCCGTCATATGGCGAGATAACAAACATCTTCGCGCCTGAATGGTTGCAGGGACACGGGCGAGACCTGTGGGAACACCTGGCGCCGCTGTTGTGCCGGGAGAGAATTCTGCAGGCCACCGATATCCAGAACCTGGAAGCCTATTGTGCAGCCTATGGGCGGTTCCGCCGGGCTGAAGAGGACATCCAGAAGAATGGAATCGTGGTGGCCGGCTCGCAGGGCGGGCCGCTGAAGAACCCCGCGGCAACTGTTGCCAATGAAGCGTTGAAGCAGATGGCGACCTATGGCGCATTTCTCGGGCTCGACCCGTCCAGCCGGCAGCGCTTGCAGGGGCCGAAGAAGGCCGGCAAGGGGAATCCCTTCGCCGCGCTGCTGGGCGGAGGCTGATAGATGGCCGCGCCCCAGTACCCACGGGTGGCGCAGGCGCTGAAGTTCGCAAAGGACGTAGTGAAAGGCAAGGTTCCGGCCTGCCGCTACGTTGTCCTGGCCTGCCAGCGTCACCTAGATGACCTGGCCGCGAGTAAGTCGGCCAAGTATCCGTACCGATTCAATGCCGCAGAGGCAGAAAAAAAGCTCAATCTCATCGAACTGATGCCCCATACCAAGGGGGAATGGGCGTTCAAGCGTCAACTTGTGACGCTGGAGCCGTGGCAGAAGTTCGGCCTGGGCGTGACGTTCGGGTGGGTGAAGAAAAAAGGAGGTTTGCGCCGCTTTCGCGAGTCGTACTGGGAGGTGCCGCGCAAGAACGGTAAAAGCGTAATCGCCGCGGGTGTCGGAATCTCGATGTTCGTGGCCGATGACGAGTTCGGCGCCGAGGTGTACTCGGGCGCGACCACCGAAAAGCAGGCGTGGGAGGTTTTCCGGCCCGCGCGCTTGATGGTGCAGCGCTCGCCTATGCTCGTCGAGCATATGGGCATTGAGGTAAACGCCCAGGCGCTCGCAAGGCCGGAAGACGGTAGCCGATTTGAGCCAATCATCGGCAATCCGGGCGACGGCGCGTCGCCGTCCTGCTCAATCGTCGACGAATACCACGAACACGACAGCGCCGCCCTGTATGAAACCATGCTCACCGGCATGGGCGCCCGCCGCCACCCGCTGATGTTCATCATCACCACGGCCGGCGCCAACATCGAGGGCCCGTGCTACGACAAGCGCCGCGAAGTGATCGAGATGCTTGAGGGCCTGGTGCCCAACGATGAACTTTTCGGCTGGATCTGGACGTTGGATGAGGGGGACGACTGGACGGACCCCAAGGTCTTGGTGAAGGCGAACCCCAATATGGGGGTGTCGGTCTACGCTGATTACCTCATCAGCCAGCAGCAACGCGCGATCAAGCAGGCGCGCTTTACCAACACCTTCAAAACAAAGCACCTCAACCTCTGGGTGACCGCCAAGGCGGGCTATTTCAACCTCCAGCAATGGGAAGCATGCAAGGACGAAACCCTCACGCTGGAGCAATTCGAGGGACAAAGCTGCTTTCTGGCGTTCGACCTGGCCCGCAAGCTGGATATGAACAGCATGGCGCGTGTTTTCTACCGCGATATCGAAGGAAAGCGCCATTACTACTGTGTAGCACCAAGGTTTTGGGTGCCCGAAGACACGGTGAACGACACCGATAACAAGCGCATGGCGGAGCGCTTCCAGAAGTGGGTGAATACAGGGCATCTGCACACGTCTGAAGGGGCGGAAATCGACTATCGGGAGATTCTTGCCGAGGCCGAGGACGCCAACCGCCTAAACCCAGTTTTGGAATCTCCCATCGACCCGAGTGGGGCGACGAATCTGTCGCACCACTTGGATGACGAGGGCCTAACGCCCATTACGGTGGTGCAGAACTACACCAACATGAGCGATCCGATGAAGGAATTGGAGGCCGCGATTCAGTCGGGCCGATTCCATCACGACGGCAATCCGATCATGACCTGGTGTATCAGCAACGTCATCGGCAAGCACCTGCCGGGCAATGACGACGTGGTTCGACCCATCAAACAGGGCAACGACAACAAGATCGACGGCGCTGTGGCGCTGATTATGGCAATCGGCCGCGCAATGCTCGCCGAGCGTAACGGGTCCGTACTGGACCACTTGACCGACGACGACATTCTGGTGATGTGAAATGAAAAATCTGCTGATTGACGCAGCCGGCGTTGCTGGGCTGGGCTGTTTGGCGGCCGGGGTGTACGTCCAATATGGCACCGGGCCGTCGCTGATCGTGGGCGGCGCGTTACTGCTGGCATTTGCCTTGCGGGCAGCGGCTGGGAGGCGCGGATGATCCTCTCGTCCCTATTTGAAGGCCGCAGCATTGAGAGCCCTTCTGTACCCTTGACGGGCCAGAACCTGCAAGAGTACCTGCACGGCGAGGGCAAGCGTATCTCGGTCACGCCCGAGGCCGCTTTGAGCCTGTCGGCGGTGTATGCCTGTCACTATGTGCTGTCGAGCAATGTGGCGCAGTTGCCGGCGGCTGTGCTGCGCAAGCAGGGTGAAAACATCAGTCTGGCCACGGACCATCCCGCATTCGACCTTATCCACGCCAAACCCAACGACTTTCAGACCAGCTACAAGTGGCGCGAGACCAAGCAGCACCATGTGCTGGGCTGGGGCAACGGCTACACCCGCATCGTTCGTAGTCGAGCAGGGGAACTGCGCAGCCTGGAATTTTGTACGCCGTGGACCACTACGCTGATCAAGCCTGCCGGCCGCTGGATCTACAGCACGCAGGACGAAGACGGCACGCCCCTGGCCGTGCACCCGGACGATATGGTGCATGTCCGCGCCTTGGGCTCAACCGGGCGGCTGGGTAAGGGAATTATCCAGCAGCACGCGGAGATGCTGGGCCTTGGTCTGGCCGCACAGCGCTACGGCCGGGAGTTTTTCGAGGGAGGCGGCCGCCCAACTGGCATTTTGACGGTCAAGGGAGACCTGAAAACCGATTCCTGGAACCGGCTGCGGGACTTCTGGAACAAGGCGGTTGCGCGCCTCATCCAGTCCGAGAACAAAACACTCCTGCTGCCTGCGGATCTGGACTACCGGGCGCTGACCATCCCCCCCGAGGCGGCCCAGTTCCTGGAGACGCGCAAGATGAACCGCACGGAAATTGCGGCCATCTACAACGTCCCCGCGGACATGATTAACGACCTGGAGCGCGCCACCAATTCGAACATTACCGAGCAGAGCATCCGCTTTGTGCGGTACTCGATGATGCCCTGGGCAGTGAACTGGGAGCAGGAACTTAACTGCAAGCTGTTCACCGCGGCGGAGCGGCGCGCCGGCTACTACGTGAAGCTCAACTTGGCGGGCCTGCTGCGCGGCACCCCCAAGGAACGGGCCGAGTTCTATCACTACGCCATCACCGATGGCTGGATGGACCGCAACGAAGTGCGCACCTTGGAAGACTTCAGCCCGCGTGACGGGTTGTCTGAAATGCTGGTCAGCGTCAACGCAAAGCCGGCGGCCGAAGTCGGCAAGGCGCCGGCCAATAGCCAATAGGGAAAAGCCATGAAAGACCTTGAAATGCGCACGCTGGGCAACCAGCCGTGCGAGCTGCGCATGTCCGTCGAAGGCGAGGCGGAACGCCCGCAGATCACGGGCTACGCGGCCGTATTCAACACTCGCAGCGCGTTGCTGTTCGGTTCCTTCGTCGAGGAAATCGCGCCGGGCGCGTTCGACGACGTGCTGGGTGACGACGTGCGGGCACTGTTTAACCACGATCCCAATTTCGTCCTCGGGCGAACCCGCAGCAACACTCTGCGCCTTGAAATCGACTCGCGCGGCTTGGCCTACACGATCGACCCGCCTGATACGCAGACGGTCCGCGATCTGGTGTTGACGCCGCTGAAGCGTGGTGACGTGACGGGATCGAGTTTCGGGTTCCGCGTCGCGGCGGACGGTGACGAATGGCGCCGCGAGGGCGAAATCGTTGTGCGAACCATCCACAAGCTGGCCGAACTGCGCGACGTGTCGCCGGTGACGTATCCGGCTTATGGCGATAGCCATGCTGCCCAGCGCTCGCTGGATAGCTGGAAGAAGAAGGCCGAAGGCATCCAGGAACTGGCGGCCAAGGCTGTTAATGAGCGTCGCGCACGCGAACGCTTCCTCGAACTGATGTCAATCTGAACGGAGTCAATGATGACCCTTGCTGAACTGAAGAAAAAGCGTGCGCAAGTCGCCAGCGAAATGCGCACGTACCACGATGCCCAGGGTGAAAACGCCTGGGGCGACGAGCAGCGCACGAAGTGGGACGCCATGAAGGCCGACCTCAAGAAGCTGGACGAGCAGATCGGGCGCGAAGAGGAACTGCGCGCCGACGAGCAGCGCTTTGTCGATGACAATGCGACCGCGCTCGCCGCCGCTGCCGCCACTGCCGCCGACAAGAAGAACCCCGAGGAACAGCGTTCCCAGGCGTTCGTGAAGTTCCTGCGTCATGGCGCCGGCGACCTGACGCCCGAAGAACGCAAGCTGCTGGCCGAAGTTCGCGCACAAGGCGTGTCCCCGGCCGAGAAGGGCGGCTATACCGTGCCGACGACCTTCTGGGCGAAGGTGGTCGAGTCGATGAAGCAGTACGGCGGCATCGCCAGTGTCGCGCAGGTCCTGACCACGGATGGTGGTGGCCCCATCGAATGGCCCACGAGCAATGGCACCGAGGACGAAGGCGAACTGATCGGCGAAAACACCGACGCCGGCGAAAAGGACGTGGAATTCGGCATGGACGC